TAGCGAAGAAGCTGAAACTTTTATTGAAAAGGTTAACAGAATGGAATCTTTGGACGAACTAACAAGGAAGGTCAGTTTGGACACAGAATTATTTGGCGGGTATTATTTAGAAATTATTTGGTCAGTTACAAAACAATTGGCTGAAATTTGGCATTTGGATTATACAAAAGTTCGTACAAATAAAGACAATACGCAATTTTGGTACAAAGAAAATTGGGGTGACAGAAACGAAAAACAAATGGTTTATGCAGCGTTTAATCCTGCAAACCCTGTTGGCAAACAAATACTTTATGTAAAGGAATACCGCCCTAATATGGGTATTTATAGTTTACCGGGTTACTTTGGCGCATTAAATTACATTGAATCAGACATTGAAATATCTAAACACGTATTAGGTAACGCACAGACAGGATTCAGCGCAAGTAAGTTAATTACTTTGCCTAACGGTGAACCTTCAGACGAAGAAAAGCGCAATATTGAAAAGCGTTTTTCAAATAGATTTAGCGGTTCAGACGGTAAAAAGTTTATTTTGGCATTCGTTAACGATTCAGCGCGTAAGCCAATTATTGACGATTTAGGTGCGTCAGATATTACAAAAGAAGACTTTAACCGTGTGGATTCTTTGATTCAAACTAATATATTTAGCGGTCACCAAATTACAACGCCTTCAATCTTTGGTATTGCTGAAGCGGGTAAATTAGGTTCACGTTCTGAAATGCGCGACGGTTACGAAATATTTAAAAATACTTACGTTAATAGTAAGCAAATGCACCTTGAAAGTGTATTTAATATGTTGGCTAAATTTAGAGGCGTACAAAACCCTGAATTAAGCATTATACCAACAGAACCAATTGGGTTTGAATTCACAGAAAACTTATTGAAGGAAATTGCGCCTAAAGAATGGTTACTTGAAAAGGCGGGAATTGATATGACTAAATATCAAGCACCTGAAGACACAGTTCCGGTTGTGCAGTCAGCGCAATTTGCAGACGATTTTAGCGCCTTTTATGATTTTGGCGAAGCAAAGGACGGATTCAAAGTTTGGAAACAAAAAACACGCTTTAACGACGATTCAGAATACCAAATGTTTGCAGAAGTTAGTCAATTACAGGCAAACATATTAGATTTAATTTCAAAGGACAAAAGAATAACGCCTGAAGTATTGGCGACAACACTTGACCAAAATGTTGAAACAATCAATTCTGTAATTAAAACATTGGTTGAAAATGGTTACGTTCAAATTAATGAATATGCAATTGGCGAAGGAATTGACGAAAATATAATTATTGAACATACGCTTACAGAACCATTAAATGAAATATTGGTAAAAGTTCAGCCGACAACAAAAGAATTATTAATTCGCTATTCTTACGAATGGAAGGCGGGGTTCAATAATACAGACAAAAAGACAAGTCGCCCGTTCTGTGTTGCTTTATTGGACGCGGGTAAAATGTATTCACGTTCTGAAATTGAGCAAATAAGCGCACGTTTAGGATATTCCGTTTGGGATAGGGGTGGCGGTTGGTACACAGTACCGGGAACTGACAAACACGAACCAAGTTGCAGACACCAATGGGTTTCAAACATAGTAACACGAAAATAAAATGAGCAAAAACACGTTATTTATATCAGTACAGTCAATAAAGGACAGAACCGGGTTACACGCGAACGTGGACGAAAAATTGGTTTTACCGGAAATTAAAACCGCGCAAGATATGTATATTTTACCGGCTTTAGGTTCGGCGCTTTATAACGAATTACAGAACGCAGTTGATGCAAATGCATTTACTGCATTGCAGACGACATTATTGGACGATTACATTGTGGATTGTTTGATTTATTATGTTATGTCTGAATTACCGCAAGGTTTATCATATCAGTTTTACAATAAGGGTTTAATTAGAAAAACAGGCGAAAATCAGGAATCACCTTCAATGCAGGATATGATTGACGTGGCGAATAGATACCGCGCACGTGCTGAATTCTATAAACAAAGACTTATTAAATACCTAAAGCAAAACAACGCTTTATACCCTAATTATTTAAACTTTGGTTCAGGCATTGATTCAATTAAACCTGACAACGAAGGTTACACGGTTTCAATGTGGTTGGGCGACAATGGTTGTTGTGGTGACGGTTGGGACGGACAAAGTAAAAAAACGTTTGAAGAACGTTATCAGGGTAATATCGGTTGTTGCTAAAATATGAGTAAACAAGTAAACATTAAAAACCAAAATAAGCTTAAAGTTTATTTGGCAAAAGAAAAAAAGAATGACATTAAACCAAATAGTCAAAGAACTGACAACGATAGGAAACGCCCACGAACAAATTAATTTTGTTTATTTCGGTGACGTTTGGGAACGTTTAAGTAACGGCGAAGTAACTTATCCTGCAATGTTTATGACTTTAACCGGTGCGACTGTTGCTGCAAAGGAAATTAGTTATTCGTTCAGTCTTTATTTTATGGACAGAATGTTAATGGAAGAAACAAACGAAACTGAAGTTTTATCAGATATGACACAGGTTGCCGGTGACGTTGTTGCACAATTACGTTACCCGCAGGATTATTCAATTGTGACATGGACATTGAACCAAAATTTACCTGTGACATTTTATACAGAAAGCGACCCGGATTTATTAGCGGGTGTAAAATTAGACGCAATTTTAACCGTGCCATTTATTAACAACAGGTGTGAAGTACCTTCAAATTATACTTATTAATGGAATCAAAGAAAATTAATCAATTAGCGACAGAACTTACGCCGGTATTATCAGATTTGACAATTATTGGTGACCCGACAACAGGTATAAGCCGAAAAATTACGCTTTCACAAATGGCGTCTTTATTTACGGGTACTGTTGAAGAATATCCAAACCTTGCTTCATTTCCTTTGGTTGGTACGGCTGACACTATTTATATTGCTTTAGATACTAATATTATTTACCGTTGGAATACAGGAACAAATGCTTACGTTGAATTGTCGCCAAATATTGTGACTTCGTTAGTATTTAACGACGCAAATGGATTTGACGGAACTATTAATTTAGTTGGTTCAACTGCTACGCTTACAATTACAACTGCATTAACGCAAGGTTCAGTTCCTTTTATTGGAACTTCAGGTGCTTTAACGCAAGACAATGCAAACTTATTTTTTGACGATACTAATAACAGATTAGGAATAAATACAAATGCGCCAACAACTGCATTAGACGTTTTCGGTTCAGGCATTATTGGACGTTTAAACGGAACTTCAACAAATAACGCATTTTTAGGTTTTGCAAGTGCGGGAACTAACAGGTGGTCAATTGGCAATGTTCAATCAGACCATAGATTTCGTATTTATAGCGAAACAAATACAAGCGAATTAGTTTCAGTTTTACAAACAGGTGAATTTGGTATTGGTATTGCAAACCCAACAACAAAATTACATATTGACGGCGGCGCAAGTGCTTTGATTGCAAATTTAGACGCTGACGTTTCTATTGCAAAAAGTATTAGTTTCCGTTCAGACAATAGCAATAGAATAAATTTAGAAGTTTCAGGTACAGAATCAGGTTCAAATGTAGGTGCAGATTTATTTATTCGTACATATTCAGACGCAGGTTCTTTATTAAATACACCTATAACTATTAAAAGAAGCACAGGTAATATCGGAATATTTACAAATGCACCAAATGCAATTTTAGATATAGCCGTTGACGCAGCAACATTTAATTTTCCAAGAATTTATGATAGTCGTACACAGGCAATTGATAGAGGTGGTAAATTAACATTGTCAGGATATTCAGATTCTTTAACAACAATTACACCATTTGCACAAATTGTTGGTCTAAAATCAAATGGAACTTCAGGCGATTTAACAGGATATTTAGCTTTATTTGTTAATCAAGGTTCAGGTTTAGTTGAAGGTATTAGATTAAATGCTTCAGGGCAATTATTGATTGGTTCAACAAATTCTGAAGGTGGAAAATTAGAAGTTACAACAACACCAAGTTCAAAAAGTTATGCTTTAATGATTGGTAACAATACAAATGCCGCAGAAGGTAATAGAGTTAGTTTAGCTTTTAAAAGTAAAATTTCTTTAGGTTCAGGTATTTATAAAAATGCAACAATTGATTGTCAAACTGAAGCAGTTACATCAAGTATGTATGGCGCTTTAATATTTTCAACAATGGATGCAACTACTCTTAAAGACTATATGAAGTTATCTTCAGACGGATATTTAAGAATGTTAACTGACGGAAAAGGAATACAATTTAATGGTGATACTGCGGCTGCAAATTCTTTAAATGATTATGAACAAGGTAGTTGGACGCCTGTATTAACGCCAACAACTTCAGGAAGTTTTACATTAAGTGTTGCAACAGGAAGATATGTAAAAATAGGAAGAATTATACACTTAATGGCAAGAATTCAAACTTCAAGTTCTTCAAGTCCAACAGGGAATTTAGTAATTTCAGGAATTCCTTATCAATGTAGTAGTGATACTGAATATACGCCCGGAGTATTAGGATATACAGTTAACGTTGTACCACAACCTTTTAATATAACAATTTTATCAGGTGTTAGTTATATGGAAGTTTGGAATCAAGGAAATAACCAAAGATATGCGGCAGCGGATTTTGACGACGGCGGTCGTATTTCAATACAAATATCATATTATACATCAGCATAAAAATTTAAAAAATGGCAATAATAGAAAAAAAAATAACTGATAAAATTGAAATTTTAGAAAACAATTTTATACAAGTAAGAACTGCATCAGTAATTGAAAAAGACGGCATTGAATTAACGCGCACTTTTGAAAGAAAGTTATTAGTTCCGACTGATAATATTGAGAATGAAGACGCAAAAGTTAAAGCAATAGCAAATTCAATTTGGACACCTGAAGTTATAAAAGAGTATAAAGATTTTTTAATTCAAAGACAAAAAGACGAATTATCAATAAATAAAATATAAATTTGTAAATAAAAATTAAAACTAT